GTGCCGGTATCGGTATCGGTATCGTCATCATCCTGTTGCGCGGCTTGCTCAAGAGCAACTATGGCGTATTCAGGAATAGCTATGTTTGCAGCATCCAGGCCTTGCGTGCCGATCATAAAGTTCTTAAAAATGCGCCACAGCGAGGCGTTCTGCACATCACCATCATCGGCAAATTCAATCACGCCTTCTTCTTTTTCAGCAAAGGAGGCATCACGCAGGCCTTTAACAGCTGGCGGTTGTGCGCCTAAAAAACCGACATGACGCAGGTAATACACGCCTGGCACAGGATTACCGGGGGAGTCAGGCGAATAGAATGAGGCGCTGATCTTTTTGAAGGCACCGCGATTCACCATTTCGGCAAACGCCGGGTCTACCTGTTGCGGCTCAGCGTTCAGGCCGTCAGCGAAGGAAAGGGATCGCACCCAACCGTAAGCCGGGCCATCATTTTTTGGATGACCTACGACGATGGGCGCTTCATGTTTAGCCGGGTCGTATGCCGCAGCAGTTGCCGCAAGGTCGGTTTCAGAAAATGACAACGCAGCACCACCCATCGCGGTATGCCTGCCGGACTTGAATATCTGGATTGGTTTGGAAGTTTTGACTTGCGCCGAAACTCCGCCCTGCATTTGATTTGATTGTGTCGTTTTCATAGCCGCCATTGTGAAGATGGCGGCAGAATAGGGCGATATGGAAAGGCTTCAGTGCCGTAATGACGGGGTGAATTGCTTTTTTAGATTACGCAATACTCAGGCAAACGGCAACCAAACACGCTCAGAATGAATAATATCTATGATGCGCAATTGAAAACGCATGGCGGGACGCGCATAGAGGCCGTTAACCCCGCGTTAAAAGTTAATTGCATTTTATTTTGATACATCCATCGCACTTGTAAAAAGCAAGCCCCTTAAATCGCTTCCTGAGCAGTTTAACGCTTTTACCCGTTTATCGCGTTTTGCAGCGCAGCTTTCAGTACGGCGGATATCTCCTGGTTGTAATCATCCGGCAGGCCGCGCTCCTTATCCGGGAAAAAGGCTCGCGCCGGAATATCGCCCCACAGATGCGGGAATTCAGCCTTGGTGCCGCCGAAGTTCTGTATGGCGGCATACGGCATCAGCGTTGTCAGCATTACCGAATTACCACCGGATACGCTAGATGAAAACTGAGTGGACAGCGACTTTGATTCCCCGATCAGCGGCTTCTTTCCAGATAATACCGCGTCGCCGCGTTTGGAAAGCCCGCCATTTTTCTTGAAATTCTTTCCGGAACTGTGAAGCAGGGCACGCAACGTCGTATCCGAGTTTTCTTTCCAAGGCTCGCCATAAGGGTCTGTACTTTGCTTAAAGCGTTGCTCGGTCAGCGTCAGCAGCACCTCACCTATCGCCACCAGCGGGCCGCTCATATCCGCACCCATCGCGATCAGGCGGTTAAATGAATCCATTACGCTGCTATCTGTTATTTCAATTTTAATCATACTGACCTATACTGTGCGGGTAGCCGGGAGCAGATGCTAGTCGATAGAGGTACAGGAGCCAATGACCAGCAAAGGCGTGGGCCGAGCGCATCCTGGGAGGCGGAGTCCGTGAACCGGCTACTTTTCATATAGCAATACCCCTTGCCGCTGTTTATTCATTGTCTTGTCACTTCCCTGCATAATATTCCACATCAGGCTGCCGTCTTCATTCAATCGCACCAGCACTAACAAATCTGAATTCTGATCAAAAAGCCCGATATTGCGCTGACGGCTTCCGTTATGCCGTGCGCTGCAATTCCTCTTCAATCCGCTGGCACGCTATTAAAAAATATTCCGCGTCTATCTCACAGCCGATAAACTTACGCCCTGTTTGCATACATGCCACGCCTGTGGAGCCACTACCCATAAACGGATCCAGCACCACTTTACCCACACCGATACGCGCTGTTTCAATACACCACGCCATTAATGCTACTGGCTTTTGAGATACGTGCACTTTCTTTTTTGTGTCCGCCTTACGCGTCGCGCCCATCCAGAAATGGCGATAAATAGACCTGGCGTTTTTGCGATTCGTCCAGATAAATTCAGCATCGCAAAACATAGCAGCAGACCCTTGCCCGCAGGACTTATCCCACACCATGAAGCGTCCGCCTTCGGGTAAACGCGTTTTGTAGTGGTCTGCACCAAATAGGACAATTGCTTTTCCACCCGACGCGTTAATCCACGGCATCGGGTCAAATGGTTTATCGTCGCCGACAATAGGCTTGGAGGATGGATAACCCCCAGGAATCATCGAAGCCCCACCCAGCCCCGCCATGTATAAAGTTAATCCCATACGGCGGGTCGATTACCAGCGCATCAGTCTTGAGCTTTCCTTGCGCCAATAGCTCGTAGCAATCACCGAGGTATAGGGTGGCGACGATCTCGCCGTTTCGGGTGAATTCTTTTTTGACTTCAATCATTTTTTATCCTAATATATTTACAAAGGTGGATGCGTTTTGGACGTTTTTCGTTGGGGTGCAGTGAAAACCGCATATCAACGCCCACCTACCCCGTTGACAAATAGAGTCCTGAATGCAAGGGCTCTATTTTTTTTCCCATGCAGTATGTCGAATACGCAATTAAAGATTTCTCCACCGATAGACTTCGACACAAGAAGAGCCTTACCGCCACCAAAAACAGCATCTCCTTGTTTCATCGTATCTGGCTCAGTCAACACTATTGACGCTTGCGCAAAATCTTGATCTACCAGCGGGCGTTGTCCGTCAGAGTCAAGCAGATGCTCGTTATAAGCATGGCGAACATTTTCAGCAGGCAGTAAAACAAGATAGCCTTTTACATTTTCCTGAGTAACTTTTTGCACTTGCTCAAAATTTTCGACAAATCCAAGCCATAGTGATTCTTTTCTTTGCTTGTCACGAATAACCTCTCTGGCGAAATTTTCCACTCCCTGTTCTGCGTTGATATAACGGTTCACATCATGAGATAACGCCCTGGTAATTGCAGGTGGATAGGTAACCAGCTTGTCCTGCACAACTTGACGCAAGGGTGTATCCACACCCGCACCAGGCGCATAATCAAACCCCTTGTCGATACCGACCGGCGCGCTCGTTTTTGGATCAACAGCATCCCATCCTTCGGGCGGCTTACCCTTGCCGTTAGCGATGGCCAGCATGTATTTTTCTTTCGTCACCGCCGACACCCAGCACAGACAACCCCATCCGCCCGGCGGAAAGTGGGTTTTAAAAAAAGGATGATCCGGCGGCAGCGTTAAGCCATCCCATAACTTATGCAGCGGGCGAGGGTGCAACACGCTGTCGTTATGGTGATACTGCCAGTACGGCATGATCTTGAGCAATTCAGGATCATTAAGCTGTTTCCAGCGCCCGGCAGCGTAGCTGGTGGCCATGTTGGTCTGGTAGATCACCTTGGTGCGCCAGGCAACACCCGCTTTCGTTCCCTCTCCCGTCCAACCTGTCCAGCCGTGCTTTGCGACTATCTGCGCAAAGTCCTTACGGAATTGCGCCAGCCCGGTTCCTTGTTCGATTGCCTTATCTACCGCGCCTCTCAGGTCATACAGCAGATCCGCGCCTTGCGCACCGGCGACGACAAACGCTCTGTCATGCGCTGCGCGCTCGATGTCATCCCACACCTCCGTCGGCAGGTTAAGCTTCTGCCGGAAGAACTCAATCTGCTCAGCGAAAGCCTGATGAATAGGCGCGTATTTGGAAGTCATTACTTGCCATCCGCCTCATCCGCCATGCCAGTCAGCGCGGCCAGCTGGAACGCCTGTGCCATGATCTTGCGCAAATCGTCCAGCGGCAATTCACCATAAGCATCGGTCAGCGTAGCTTGCAGCGCTGGCAGACTATCCGCACTGGTGACCAGGTCGGTGATGTGTGCCATTACTGCATCCCAGGCAACCGTCGAATCATCATCCATCTGACTTCCCGGACTGGATGCTTGTGAATTTTCTGCAAATGCCGCCGTCAGACCCGACGCCTTGTCTGGACTAATCGTCTGGGAAATTTTTCTTTTAGTCCACTCGCCGCCGTAGGTTTCATTGATATACGCCTCAGAAGGTTCGAACCCCATATCAAAGATCGTCTTGTCACGCGTGGCCACAGCGCCCAGATCCTTCTGTTCTTCCACCTTGCGCCATACACGCGGCGGCGTCGCACCGGGAACGTTAAACTCAGTAATCCATTTAACGATCGTCCCATTCAGTGTAGCGGACAGCAAATCCGCATCAGCCTGCACCAACTCAAGACGAACCTCGTTGCGCGTAATAGCCGCACTGGCCGCTTGTCCGCCGCCACCTTTGGTCGTAGCCGATTCGCCCAGGACAGCAATCGTGATCTGGTCATCCATGTAGTGGCATAACGCCGGATAGGTGTCTACACTGCCTCCGCTGGCTTTAGCTTCCAGCAGCTCAATAATCATATCCTGAGGGATCACCACCCCCGCGCTTTGCGACAGCGCATCCAGTGCGCTCAGTAGATTCGCCTGATCAGGTGCCGACGTGCCGTTCGGATATTTACCAATCGGGGTTGGGCTGCCGAATTTATCCATCAAAGCCAACCAGAAGGAAGTCCCCTGGCGCTTGAAAAAGGCCGGCCAGAACAGCCGCGTACCCAAACCCAAGCCATAAGGGCTACCGTCTTTTGAGCCAAAGCTGTGCACGATAAACTTGCGCTCAGGCAACTCCATGCCAGGGATAAAGTTTCCCGGTGTTTTAAGGCGTAGCTGATATTGATCATCAAAGCCGAAACGCCGTTGATCACGCGCCTTGATTTGAGTGGCAACGACTTCGCCCCCGATAATCTCCCATATCACTTCGCCTACTGAAAAGCCTTTAAGGATAGCATCCAGCATATTCAGACAAACCAGGTCAAAATTGAGCGACTGGCTGGCCAGCTGCACACGCACCAGGTCAGCTGCCTTTTTATCAATCGGTGAATCTGATGCAGGATCTACCTGCCACGGGCGCGAGATGACTGCCAGCTTGCGCTTTTGCAGATCACCATAGACCGTGCAATCCCGCTCGATTTCGTCATAAATCTTCAGCCCTTTTGACTGGCCGCGTGTGAGCAGCGTGTCATCCTGATGGCGCAGCACGCCGGAATAGGTCGGGAAGGTGACGTCCCTGATAACGGTTGCTACCTCATCAGTGGTAGGCTGGCCATTTCTTTTATTGGTATTTTCCATCGCATTAACCCAGGTAATCGTTCATTCGTGTTGCGTTGCGCCGTGGACCCAGTGACTGAAATTCAATCACGCCGCCGCAGGACAGCGCGGCAGCCCAAAGCATGTGCAATGCATCAGGGCCGTCGTCATGGTCAGCCTTCGGGAAGTGCCGCAACTGATCTATCAGCGTAGTTTGATTGGGATTGAGCTTGATTAAGCCGTTAGCAAAATGTGGCTGCAGCGTCTCGATGCGCAGCAGCTTGTCGGTGGTTGGTTTAACGGCACGCGCCGGCACTGGAACTCCCAGCGCTGCCGAACGTTTCACCAGCTCGGTGTGCAAGAACTCCTGAAACTGCACCGCCTCAACTGACCACAGCACGCAGTTGTATTGTTTTTGCAGCTCGATCACGTCGCTGATGATGCGATCCGGCAAGCGCTTCTTAACCAACGCCTCGACCACATACAGTATGCCGGTCGCTCTATCGTAACCACCGACCAGCAAGGCCGACGGGTCACGCGAGGCACCCGCCTTGCCCAGGGACGGGTCACAAGCACCGAAATAGACCAGATTAGGCGGCAAGTATTGATACCAGCATTTATCCAGAATATGCGCAAACGGGGCGTCATCACCTGCGACAGGATCGTTCTGCTGCTCAGAATCAAACGCTGCACGACCATCACGGGCGCGCTTAATCATCAGACTGTAAAGCGGTTGACCATCCGGCCAGCATACGACAGCCCCGGCGTCCATCTCCTCTTTACACCGGGTGTAAAGTTGTAATGCGGCCTCAGGGCCCTCGTTGAGCAGTCTTTCTTCCCACTGCTCCCATAACTGCATATTGTCCGGCCAGCGCTCAATAGAGCGGAATTTCTTCGATGTCCACAGCAGATTTTTGAGCAAGCGAGATAGCACTGAATCGTAATGCAGGATGGTGCCGATAATAATCACATCCATCGTGTCATCCGCCTCCCCCAGGGACAGTACGGTTTTCTTCAGCCAGTTTTCCAGCTTGTCGCGTTGCTCCGGAGAGCGCACGTTCTCATCATTTTCCAGATCGTCGCCGATGACCAGATCAGGGCGATGCGGACCGTGACGCAGACCGCGCATGCGCTTGCCTGAACCGAATGCCTGTATCTTGGCATCATTGGCGGTCACGACAGTGCCGACGTTCCATACGCGACCGGCACCGCAGGCTTCCGGAAAGTCCATGGCCAGACGCGGGTTGAATTCCAGTTCAGCCTTGATTGCCTCCAGCATCGTGGCGGCTTGATCCAGTGCGTCCATGACAATCACCGGATAACGCTTGCGGTCGGTAACGACGCACCAGATCACGAATATCTGCGTAACCAGGGTGGATTTGGCATTGCCGCGCGGCGCTGCAATCACTTCATGATCACCGATGCCATTATCAACAATCTCAGGCAGACGGTCATAAAGGTAGGTGTGTAACGCCGCTTCGCCTTTTTTAACGTAGTGCGGGAAGTAGGTTCTGGCAAAGAAACGATAGTCGTGCATCGCACGCGCCCGGCGTTCAGCCAGGGCGGCAGGATCCGGATCGAAGCCGTCTACTTCCGCCTCGATCTGCATGCGGAAGTTCTGGGCGAGCTTGCCGATCTCTTCAAGAAAGTCGCGTTTTGAGGTTTTGTTATTTGCCATCTTCAACCTTCTTATTTCGATACCATTCCGGCATAGGTGGTGCAGGCGGAATTTTTATTACAAAGGGCTCTGGGTCCTTAATTTCAATGCATTTGAATATCGACTTCCCAACGTAAAAACTGCCCAAGCGACGACATTCTTCAGCAACGCAATGATGAGCCGCATTCCACCCGATGTACTTCCCGGCAATCAGTCCGATTAAAATCCAGACAAGCTTATCCATACGCTTTCACCAGCTCGTCACCGAACGGCTCCATTGTTTCAACCACAATCATCATGTGCTTCGGGTATTTTGTCCGCACGAAATCGGCGTAACGCTTAACCACATCCGTGGCCACGGCGAGCTTGTCGGTTTCCGGCATCAGGCGGCGACTGGCGGACATCAGCTTGTTATAGGCATCAGCCAGGCTACACAGCATTTGCACCTTGTCACCCGGCGCCATGTCAGGCGCTTGCTGGATAGATTCGACTGTGGCCTGTACTTGCTGAACCACAACGGCCAGCGTCTGGCGTACCACGTCTTCAATGCCGCCACCGGCGATCAACTGCGCGCCGCGTGCCTTGTCCCAATCGTCGCCCAACTCCTTACCTGCGCGCTTCCAGTTTCTGGCGGTAGCATAAGGAACGCCGAATTTAACGGCGGAGATTTCCAGTGACAGCTGATCAAAAACATAAGCCGCACGAACCTGACGACGCGAATCTTCACCGTGTGCCATGTTTATCATCCGATGGCATAAGCTCAAGCGGGGTGCCAGGCCTACCTGGAACAGAAAGAGAAGGGCGGCGTACACCGTCTACCTGGCAGCGACCGAGCGCGGCATCTTCACCTTGATAAGTCAGGCGTACCACGTCCAGTTCCAGCATTTCAATCAGATGGCGACTGAGCAGCCATTCCAGCTCTTCAATCATTTGATCCATGCTGGTCACGTATCCAGTGCGGCCAACCTGATCACGCAGCACAGCGCGATTCATGGTGTAGCCATTCGCAAAACTTAGCATCAGCAATATGGTTAGCCGACGTGAGGCCGCGATCTCTTCGGCATAGGTAGTCATCTTTTTCCTTCATTCAACAGATATTGATTAAGAGTGTTCAGCAGATTCCTTACGCCGATAAACTCACCGGTTAACAGGCCAACCTCCGCCCTGAGCTGGTTTATCTTTTCGTGAATACCGCCTAAGTCATCATGCGTAGGGGAGTTCTCAGCACGGGTTTCAAGCCGGGTGATACGCTCAGCCTGACCATCCAGCCTTGCGTCGAGATCATCCTCAAGCTTGCCGATCCGGCTATTTGTCACCTTGTCTTTATTGGATTGATAGGCATAGGCACCCAAAATGCCAGTCGCTATGAATTGCAATATCTCAAAGCCAAATCTCATCCATTCCACATCCATACCTATACCCTTTGGCTTTGTTGTTTTTTACGTAGCTGGTAATCATCCCGGCAATAGGCATCACAGAAATTATCATGCTCAAGCGGCTCTTCGCAGTTGTAGCACTGGCCGGTGTAGGGCATCGGAATAGCCACCCGCGCATCCAGTGACCGGCTGCGATACCAGGCGTCCATTTCCTGCGCATCATCAATCTGGTCAGTCATTTCAGTGTTAACCCCATACCAGATATGCTGAATAACCAGCTAGCCAGCAACCAGACAGCAAGCTGATTACTTCCGAACCAATACTTATACTTTGCAAACGAGAATACTTTGAAGTAGGGTGCGCTCAAAAACCAAGTGCAACATTTTTAGAGGAGAATGTTGCATGGGAAAAATTTACAAGCAGTTGAGTATCGAAGAGAGAACAATGATTCAGACACAGCTATCAATGGG